TTGTTCTTTAGGTTGTTCTTTAGGTTGTTCTTTAGGTTGTTCTTTAGGTTGTTCTTTAGGTTGTTCTTTAGGTTGTTCTTTAGGTTGTTCTTTAGGTTGTTCTTTAGGTTGTTCTTTAGGTTGTTCTGGTTTTTGTTCTTCTGCTGCTGCCTTTGCTGCTGCCACATCATCCACATCTTTTTCAACTTGCTTTTGTCCGCGTCTTCTAAGATAAGATTTTTCCAATTCTCTCCAGTTATAACCTTGTCTTTTTAAATCTGCTTTCAATTCAGCATCAAGTTTTCGCCATACAAGGTTGCCTTCTTTATTTCTAAAATTTATACCAGGAACATTATTTTCCCTAGCATAATCAAACTTCCTTTGCTCGTTTAGCATTATCAGACTCCCTTTAGTTTATAGAAGGTTTTAAGCATTAGTAGTCTTCTTGGGTTCATTCTTTTTAACCGAAGGAAATCCTTTAACACCATAAGGTCTCAATCTAAGAAGATTTAAATTGATTGCATCCATATCTCGCTTCATTTCATCAGCATCACCATGAAAACCTTGTCTCTGGGCATCAACAACTTTTCTTGCTCTATCTGCAATAGAACCTTCAAGAATACTCTTTCTCCACTCTTCACTCATATTAGACATAATAACAATTGCTGCATTTTCGGTGTCTGCATAACCTTCGTCTAGCAAATGATTTTTTACTAGATCGAACATATCTTCAGAATCTCCTTGAGTGAGATACTTATTCATCCAGGCATCTTTGTCTTCTTCTTCCTTCTTCTTAACGGGTTTGGATTGGTTACTATCTCCTCCCTTCATCATTTTCTGAATATTACCACCTAAAGCATCATCTGCCGATTTCAAACCTTTTTTTAATTCGCCGCCAGCGTATTTGACTGCTGGAATTAATCCATACTTAGTTGCGGCGGTTGCACCAAGCACTCCAAGTGCTGCTTTTAAAGGTCGTTTAGCACCACCCACCACAGGTTTTACAAGACCTCTATAAGCTTTTCCGTATACTCTTCGAGCTGCAGGACTTCTCAATAAATCCAACAATGCTTTAGCTTTACCACCTTCACAAATGAAACCATTTTCCTCACAAATATTATAAAAATCTTGCTCAGTGATTTGATCTAAATCATATCCTTCTTCAATTAAAGCAATAGCAAGATTTTCTATAGATTCGTTAAGATAAACTTCTTGATATGCTTCTTTAAGACCTCTAATACTCATTTTCTTATACACTGTTGTCGTATATTTATTTATCAAAAATTATGTTTTTGAAGTAGCTTTTCTAACTGCAGGGTCTTTTAACGCCGCAGCATAATTCGCATATGTTTTTCCAGTAGTGCTAGAATAATATTTACCTTTTGATGCCGCATATGCTTGCGCAGATCTAGCAGACTGACCTGTTTTAGGTGGATTATATGACGCACCACTTCCACTTATTCCGAGATCTCTTCTATATTTTTGAGTATTTGAAATTGCTTGATTTCTTTCTCTTTGAGCAGCAGCAGCATCTCTTTGTCTCTGACCACCTATACCAGTTGCTCTTGATAATCTAGCAAACAAATTGTTATTTCTGGAGGCAACAGAAGCTCTTGCAAGATATACTGGTTTTCCATTTCTATAAGCAAGATCGCCAACTCTACCACCAGGAAGAATTTGTGTACTAGGAAGACTAGCAGTTTTTCCACCTGTTGTAATTTTGTTATTCTTAGTATCAAAAGTAGTTTTACCACCAGTTCCTACAATAGCAGATCCTTGTGTGGCACCATAAGTGCCAAGTTTTGATGCCACATTCCTTGATGATCTAGTGTCCATTGTACTCAACATTTGTTTTGGTGAAGTTCGCGGCCTATTTTTTAATTTTTCAATATCTTTTTTTGTTTGAGCAGCAGCATCTGAAGTTTTTCTATATCCAATTGAACTTGCAATTTTATTTTTCCATTTCTGTGGCATTACATCTCTGGCTATATCGGCAGCAGCAAATGCTCCACCAACAACAGGAATTGCAGATCCATAACCCAATGCAGCACCAAGTTGATCACCTCTCATTGCAGCTTGTGTTCCTCTAGCAATACCATAAGCAGTGCTAAGTCCAGGAACAAATCGAGCAGCAGCTTTTCCTAAGACAGGTCTTCCTAATCTAGTAGCAATTTTTTGAACGGCAGTTCTACCTGCTCTTGGAGCTGCTCGTGACAACCTTCTAGATCCTTGTGCAGCAAGTAATCCACTGGTAAGGGCATCACCATATTCACCTCTCGATGCAGAATCAATTGCATCTACAGCACTTAAACCGGAAAGTGCTAAATTACCGACTCTTCCAAGTCTAGATCTAAGTTTTGGTCGTACTTTAGGTGATGGTTGTTGTGCTCTAGTTTGCGCTTTAGGTTGTTCTGGTTGTGCTTTAGGTTGTGCTTTAGGTTGTGCTTTAGGTTGTGCTTTAGGTTGTGCTTTAGGTTGTTCTGGTTGTTGTGCTCTAGTTTGCGCTTTAGGTTGTTCTGGTTGTGCTTTAGGTGGTTCTGGTTGTGCTTTAGGTGGTTCTTTTTTTGTTTTACCACCAAACCCAACATCTGATCCAGAAACTTTTGTAGTTTTAAATTCAAATCCTTCTGGTGGTCTGCCAGTTTTCATATAAGTTTTCATAAAATTTTTAGCAGCAGCAGATGTTTTTTCGGTGCCACCTTTCTCGTAAAATCTTCCTCCCTTCTTAAAATCTTGAGGATTCTCTGCCATCCACTTTCTCCAAGCTTCAGCAGCCTTTACTGCATCTTCATTAAGAAACTCCTTAAAACTCTTCATTATCGATATACACTTTTTAGGTATTTATATAAAAAAAGGAGGGTATTACCCCTCCTTGTTGAAATCATTTATCCATTCTTTAGTATAATCATAATCTCCAAAAATAAAATCATCGGCAGCAGCTGCTTCTTGATATATTTTTATGGCATCTTCAGTTTTTAGACAGTTACACTTACAGTTTCCTTTGCATTCAGAAACTTTGGGAGTTAGTGGATCAATCTCATCCATTTTTCTCCAAGTTTCCTCAAAGTTGGAATCCTGAGAATGAATCTTTTGTGACATCTTGTTTAATTCCTCCAACGATGTAAGACTCGACTTCGGTTTCTTGAGGTGCCACTTGAAGACCTTTAGAAGAGATCCAATGCTCTGTCCAAGGTAATGGATTATTTTTTGCAGAAATTCCATAAATTGGTTTGATTCCAATTGCTTTCATTCTACGATTAGCAATCCATTCGACATACTGATGTAACAGTTTGTCATTTAATCCAATCATAGATCCATCCTTGAACAAATACTCTGCCCAAAGTTTTTCTTGATTTACGGCACTATCAAAAGTTCGGATTAACCAAGGTTCTTCTTCCTGAGAAATTTTTTTCATCTCAGGATCATCACCCTCTTTCCACTTATTTAGAATATTTTGAGTAATTACTAAATGTTGATTTTCATCTCTAGCAATTAGTGAGATGATTTTTGCACTTCCCTCCATAAGTTTGAGTTCGCCAAAAGCAAAACTGCAAGCAAAGGATACGTAAAAGCGAATACCTTCAAGAATATTAACGTTTGCAACTGCTCGATAGAGCTTGCGCTTGAGTTCATATCTTGCCTCTTGTGCATAAGGAACTTGTTCTAATGCATGTAACCATTCATCAGAATTTCCATATTGTTGAGCAGAATTAATAAAGTCATTATATGCAGAAGTTACACTCATTGCACGTTCGACGATACGATCATCGCGAAGAATCGTGTCAAAAATCTCAGATGGGTCTGAATATACATTCTTAATGATATATGTGTAAGAACGACTGTGAATCATTTCCATGAACTCCCAGACCTTCATACATGCCTCTAGTTCAGGTAAAGAGCAGTATGGAGCAAATGCCATACCAGGACCACGACCCTGAACAGAATCCAGCATAACTTGATACTTCAAATTGCTGGTAAAAATATGCTTCTGTTCAGGGCGCAGTGTATGGTAATCGCCACGATCTTTTTGGAGGGAGACCTCCTCGGGTCTCCAAAAGTATCCTAGTTGTTGTGTAGTAATTTTTTCAAATACTGGATATTTGTATGAATCATATCTTTGGATTCCCAGAGGTTTTCCAAAAAACATGGGTTGCTTTTTGGTATCAATTTCTTCAGAATTAAATACTGTCATGGAATTTACCATGGGTTTTTCTTCTTTATTTGTCTTAAATCTTACAAGACTCACACTCTTCCTCCGCTGTGTTTTCGATTTCAGAAATTAAATTATCTAGTGTTGAATTTGTCTCTTCAAGTTCGTCGTTTTTGTTGTCGTATGTATTTTGATAATAACTGGTTTTCCAACCGTACTTATATGTAGTCAAAAGGTCTTGTGCCCATAAAGAAATAGGAATCTCATTGTCAGGAAACTTAAAAGGATTATAGTTCCAATTACCAGAAATAGCTTGATCAAAAAACTTTTGCATTACAGCAACAACATTAATATAACCACGATTGGACTCCATATCCCAAAGAAGCGTATAATTGCTTTTAAGAGTGCTATATTGTGGAACAATCTGTTTGAGTGTTCCTTTCTTTGACTTCTTAACGGACAAGAAAGCACGAGGTGGTTCGATTCCATTTGTTGCGTTTGACACAACGGAACTGCTCTCTGAAGGCATTTGTGCGGACAATGTTGAGTTCCGTACTCCGTACTTCTTGACATCCTCTCTAAGACCGTCCCAATCATAATGAAGCTCATTTGGTACGATCTCATCTACATCCTTCTTGTATGTATCAATCGGCAGAATTCCGTGCCCATACTTGGTGCGATGACTGAATTCACATGCTCCTTTTTCTTTGGCAAGATTTACTGTAGCACGAATCAGATAATATTGGAATGCCTCTGAAAGATCATGAATCAGTTTCCAAGCATTAGGATCGTCATAGAACCACCCGTGCTTGGCAAGATAATGTGCGAGACCAATATACCCTATTCCAAGGGAACGACGTGCTTTAGTGGCAATCTCTGCTGATCTGACTGGATATTGTTGAAAATCAATGAGTTCATCAAGACTCCTAACAGCAAGATCGCAAAGAACTTCAAGATCCTCCAAAGACCTGATTTTACCAATATTAATAGCAGAAAGGATACACAGAGCAATTTCCCCATCTTCATCATCAATGTGTTTGATTGGTTTAGTTGGAAGTGTAATCTCCTGGCACAGATTGCTCATTTCAACTTTATCCATAAAGGAAGAGTGAGAGTTACAATGGTCGATATTCATGATATAGAGACGACCAGTTTCTGCTCTTTCTTTTAAGATGTTAAGAAAAAGTTCTTGAGCACCGATAGTTTTTCTTGGAACAGACTCATTTTGTTCATAGCCCACATAGAGATCATCAAATGAATCAGTACCAAAAGCATCATAGAGTCCTGGAACATCATGCGGTGAGAACAGGCTAATCTCTCCATTCTGGATGAAACGCTCATAGAAAAGTTTTGAAATTTGAATGGAGTAGTCAAGTTTTCTTACTCGATTGTCTTCTGTTCCTTTATTGTTTTTGAGAACAATAATGTCTTCTATTTCTTGGTGCCAGATGGGGAAGTGGACAGTTGCTGATCCACCTCTGATGCCATTTTGCGTGCAACATCTGACAGTTGCTTCAAACTTCTTGAGAAATGGAACAACACCTGTGTGCTGCACTTCTCCGCCTCTGATTTTACTGTTGATGCCACGGATTCTGCCTGCGTTGATACCGATGCCCGCCCTTTGTGCAACGTATCTGCCAATAGCCATATCAGAGCTAAAGATAGAATCGAGGGAGTCATCAACATCAACAAGAACACAGCTAGCGTATTGTCTAAGTGGAGTTCGCACTCCTGCCATGATAGGTGTGGGAATGTTGATTCGGTGTTTCGAGATTGCGTCATAATACTTCCTTACATAATCGAGACGGATCTCTTTAGGATACTTCGAAAAGATAGTTGCTGCAATCAGAAGATACATGAACTGTGGTGTTTCATAAAGAGCACCACTACTTCTATCTTGCACGAGATATTTATCTACAACCTGTCTCAATCCAGCATATGTAAACAAAAAGTCACGATCATGATCAATGAATGATTGGAGTTTATCAAACTCTTCATCAGTATAAAGGTTCGCAATTTCTGCATCATAAACACCTTTTTTGATGCATTGGTCTATATGCTGTTTTACCGTAGGTGTTTCATGCATACGACCATACAACTGTTTACGAAGAGCAAACAGAAGAAGTCTTGCTGCCACAAACTGATAGTTAGGATGATTAAGATCAATTAAATCACTTGCAGAACGAATTAGAATTTCTTGAATTTCTGCTGTCGTAATGCCATCGTAAAATTGAATACCTGATTGAATTTCGACCTGACTTGCAGAGACCCCGGCAAGGTCTTTACATGCCTCATCAACCATTTTGTGAAGTTTGTTCAAATCAAGAGGTTCAATAGACCCATTTCTCTTGACAACTTTTGTTCCGTTTGTCATATCTTTTTCCAATTGTTAAATTTGACCTTTGCTTCCAATCCAGAGTAGGTATTTGATTCTAGCATAGATTTGACATTATGACCAGCAAGAACCATATCGTTTATGTCTTTTTCTTTTACGGTGCTTGGCCAGATGACGACGCTTTCATTTCGTTCGATACATCTCTCAATCCTTCCAACAATCTCTCGATTGCGGGGCTCGTTATCATAAACAAAAACAATACTGCTTCCTTCAAGACAACGAACGTCACCGTCACTGCCACACAAAGCCACACTATTAGTGATGAAAGTGCTGTCAAAGGGTCCTTCGACCAAGTAGATAGGTAAGTCTCTATTAATTTTTTCCATTCCATATATTTTTGGTGCCTCCTCTTGAATCATAATGGTGATATATTTATTAGGAGACTTATCCAGTGCTCTCCCTTGAAATCCAATCAAATTTTTATCTTCATCATACATCGGAATGATGATACGTGGTTCATCTCTATTAATAACATCAAATGTCTTTTTTTGAGTATTTACCCATCTCTTAAATTGTTCAGTATAGTAAAACTTATCTGGGTCTAATTTCCTATTTTCAAGATATTTCTTCGCAACAGAATTACTTGATGCCTTTGGAAGATCAATAGATTGTTTGAATACAGGTTTCTTAAAATCAAACTTTGGTTCTTCAACCACAAAGTTTTTGCCGGTGTGCCCTTCCTTGAACTTCTCAAGTGTATACTGCTTATGCAGCGTGGTATCCATCTGCTTGAGAAAATTATTCAATGACATACTCGCGCCACAATTATGGCACTTAAAGTTTGTGTTATTTTTGACCTGGTAGAGATATCCCCTTGTCTTATTTTTGTTCTTTTGCGAATCTCCGCAAATAGGACACCGAAAGTTATAGAGATCTGTTTTGACCTTTTTGAACTTTTGTAGGCGTGAAGAAATCAGACCAATATACTTGGAGTCAACTAGATCCATTGCAGAGACAATACTATCGTCTCTCCATTATAACCTGTGGTGCCTGTTGGGTCAAGGAAAGTGGAAGAATAGTACCGGCACTAATGAAAAGTGCTACAACTACCAAGACTCCACCGACCTGCCAACGAAACTTTGAGAATGCCTTTATTTCTGTTTCTATCTTATCTATTCTTTCATGCAAAATCTTATGATCGTTCTCGCTATCTTCCTTTAACTCATCAATCATTTTGATAATGAGAGAATCAGTCTTCATACTCTGCTCAATTCTCTCATCATGCTTAGTGAGAATCTGAGCAATACGGTTATTTCCTTCTGATATCTTTTCTACTGCAGTTTCTAACTTGGCAAGCATTTCTCGTGACAAGTCTTCATAGATACCAAGTTTCGATTCTAATACAGCAACCTTTGAATCTGAAAACATTTTACTTATTTCTTAAATACTGTAACCAAGGAACTCTTGATCCAACATGACCTTTTGGTGTTTTCTTTCTTCTTCTAACCGGCGGATCATCACCAGCTTCAGCAGTTCCTGCAATATGTCCACCACCAACTGTATTTGCTATTGCTTCTTCTCTAAGTTTTTTAACAATACCTATAATCTTTTGAATATTCATCAGATCTCTTGCAATTTTTTAAAGCATTCTTCATCTTGTTGAATATCATGTATTTGAGTTTTTGGATATTCAGGGATACGATTCAAAAATAACAAAAAACTTTTCATAGATGGCCATAGTTCCTTTTCCAAATTATAAAATAACAAAGGAACTGCTGCATCACTGAAAACATTAAACATAATTATTAAGTGATTGAGAATTAAGTGAACTTTAAGTTCACCATTGCTCTTATATCTCTTTAATAATCTTTTTATGTATCGTATTCTCTTCAAATCATTTTCAAAATCCTCCATAGTCAGAGCTTGAGGATTGTCATAAAATTTTATCGCGAATAACAAATAATTATTCTCATTCAACTCATCAAATCTCATACTTTATATTATCAAATTAAATCTTCGTCAGCACTGTCAGATGTTGTTAGGATTCCGCCAGCAACTAAAACTTCATGCTTAACTCTCAGGTTTCCATGCATATCAACATATGAAGTAATACCAACCCATCCAGAGTGACCAACAGCATAACTAGTAGTTGCTGCTACACCAACCTCAAGATAATCAACACCATATACAGATGTTGTTACTGGATTAGTTGAGAATCCTGATGTTTTTGCCTCAGGTGCTCTATAATGGGAATCAAGAACGGTGTAAAGTGGTTCTTCAGAAATCTCATATGTAGTTGCTGGAACTGTTGTAAGACCACTTACAAATCCAGCAGTGCTAGCAATAGAAAGTGTTGTAGAAGTTACGCCAGTGATAATAGCATATCCATAAGTTGCTCCGGCTCCGACAGTAATTACATTACCAGCAGCAACTCCATTTGCAGTAAAACTAACTACACCTGTAGTGCCAGTTATTTCTGGAGTCGTTAAATTTACTTGAACAGTTCCATCAGAATATACTAAGTCTGTATTGCCCCAGAGAGCCATGTTTCCTTACCTTATAATCTTTTATACAGATATTTATAAAAAAAGGAGACCCTAAGGTCTCCAATTATCACTCTTCTCTTGCTTTGATTGCTTTTGTAACAACCTCTAAAAGTTGGTCATCCATATCTGTTTTAGTCAGTTTTACTGCTTTACCAAGAATAACTAAACAAATATCAATCAGTTTTTCTCCAAGTTCCTCATTTTCAGGAATTTTAGAAACAGCATCGGAAATAATTTTTGATGCTAACGGAAGAAGAAATGCGAGCATGATAGTGATGAAAACTCAATACTATATATCAGCAATTTAGTCACATGCAGACTTTACAGATTTTGCAGTTGCAACTTTATTAAAATCTTTTTCAAGATTTTCAGGATTGCTCATTACCATTGGATTTTTAATACCCATTCCTGCTCTCAGTTTATTTTTAATCATCTCTCTATACGCATAATCTGCTCTTTTATCACGTTCACCCATTTCTTCATTCATTTTTTTCTCAGGAAGACCTTTATGTTTTGTGGAAGCATACTTTTTTGCTTCTTTTTCACTCATACCTTTTGCTGCTTTTGCAACTTCTGGTGAGGCGGGCTTTTTTCCTGTCTTAGCAGCATAAACCATACCCATAAATTTTTGCTGCGCTCGACTTTCCGCCTTTTCAATAATAAAAGGAGTATTTGGTCGATAACTATTCATCAACTTTTTACTCTTTCCATTAGGCTCAGATGGCATCATAGTAACTTTATTTGTCTTATTTTTCTTCATTACATCAATTGGAACTTGATTAGTAATACCATAAGACTCTTTAATCTTACCACCCATTTGATCCTCACCTTTTGCGCCAGCAATAACATCTCCACGAGTTACTCTATCATAAGGTGGATAATTATTTGCTAAATTTCCATCACCTTTTTTCTTTTTTCTACCTTCATATGGATCACCATGCTCAGTCATTTCAACTTCTGCAATATTTGGATTTTGGCGAAGTTGACTAATTTTTTCACGAGTTGCATATCTTACATAAGATTTACCATTTTTATCTGTTACTCTTACTTTATATTTTCTATCAGAAGAAGATTTCATTTTTTCTTCATAAACCAAAGTAATATCTTTTTCGATACCTTCAACAAACACTTTATAAAGAGCTTCAGCAACACTTGTATGTGCCGATTCTTCGATTTTATAGTCCTCTTGCATTCCAGATTTTCCAAAAAGCATTTGCTTTACTGCATCTCTTTCTTGCTGACTCATACTCGTATTCTGCATATATTGAGAATACGCCTGACGTAGGGGAATATCTTCTCTTCTTGCACGATAACGAATATCGTATACAGCTTGTTTCACTTTCTTAGCCGGATCAGATGATCTCTCTGTTTGATTAGATTTCGGTGCAGGTTTAGATTCACCAGCACCCATAGGATGTTTTCTTACTGGAAGCTCTTCAACAATATTCTTTTTCATGAGAGACTTTTTGTTTCTACTTTTTTTCTATACTTATTTATGAAATTAAGTGATTGTTCTGCATTTTTACGATATCCGGTTGTTCCAATAAGTGTATTTGGTTTTCCAGGAAGTCTATAAAGTCGATCCATTTTAACTTCAGTATACTCAACCAAATCTTTAATCCAAGATTTAAACATTTCACCATCTTCAGTAACACAAATAAGATGATTTGTTCCTCTACGAATAATCTTACCAACTTTTTCCGTGACAAGACTCTTTACCCAATCATCAACATTAAAAATTTCTTCTTTGATATATTTTTCCCTCAATTCCTTTTCTTCATATGCCTTTTCTCTATTTCTAATTGCAGCTTGTGCTTTTAAACGAGGATCATTGTATCCAGGAGAAGCAATTGTTTTTTCTTTTTGACTTTGATAAGGATCTTGTCTTCCTGGTATCTGTCTTTTATTATAAAATACTAATTTACCTTCTTTTGTTTTTGCAGTAAATTCACCTTTACGGTCATACCATCCACCATGCTTATCACTCACAAGATTCAAGCTTCTAGCTTTCTCTGCTGGAGATTGAATTTCTTTTATAAATTGGGAAAAATTTTTCATTATTTATTTTTTTTTTTTTACGCAATTCTGCAGTTATTGTTGCTTCATTTGCAATGATATAATGCAGAATACTCTTTCTTATCTTTATATATTTATCCTTGATAGTTTTGTTGCTTACAAAATCTATTTTTTTGTGAAGACTTTATAAACATAAGCAATAAAATCTTTATACGATCCATTAAAATCGGATATTAAATCTGCAACTAATTCTTCTATTTTCATTTTAAATAAGTGTATATATATCGATAGATCCGGATCTGAATGCTTTTGGATATATTCCAGTTCTAACTAATGGTATAGATCCACTTGGAGTTTTTGTAGATCTATTATCTGATACTGCTAATAAAACTGCTCTATATCCACTTCCATCATTAATAAATTTACTAATATCTCCATTTATATGGTAACCACCACTAAATGATAAATTGTAAATTACATCTTCACTACCACTAGTAAATGGTCTAAAAATAAAACTACCTTGACCTATTATATCTACATTATTTAAACTTCGAGAACCACCATAGTCAGCACCATAAACAGACATATTAACAAGATTTGGATTATTTACAAAGGAATGAACAGACCTTTTTAAAGATCCTTTGCTATCAAATGGATTGTTTGCAATTTGAGATTGACCACTCGTAGCATCAGAATATAGTTGATATAGTCTATTCAAAAATGATTGAACCTCAATATTCTCATAAATCTTAGTTGGAAATTCAGAAGATCCTGCTTTCTCAGAAATTCCACCATACTGTCTAAAGGCGCCCGCACCACTACCAGTTTTATGGGATATAAAAAATAAAGAATTATTTGCACTATTTTTAAAAACAAAATCAGATTTAGGTTCTTTACCATGTATTCTACCATCAACTTTTTCCAATTTTGTAACTCCTGATATCAATCTTCCATCTGGAGATAAAATATCAATTCCTTCTCTATTATTTCTACCAATACCAGCACGTTCACATAAATTTTGAATTTCATTATTTGTCATATCCAAAACTCTTTTTTCTACAGCATAGGATGGATTTAATCCTGTAGGTTTTCGAATTGCAGTTGCCCTAAGATATCCAGTTATACCATTTATTCTAACATTTGCATATTTACTTCTACCTTCCAAAAAAAATTGTTTGGATACAATATTAACAAAATTTCCATTACTTACATAAGTTAAAATATTATTAAACCTTGTATTAGTGTATACAGGTTCATTAATTATATTATTTTCAATAGGATATTTTATATTACTAGATGAAGGATTATTCTTCACATACTTATTCCAATCCCTATCTGCAGATATGGTAGCCATATTTTTATTTTTATTTAGTGCTCAAGAAAGGATTTGAACCTTCAAGTCTTGCGACGGCAGATTCTAAGTCTGCTGCGTATACCATTCCGCCACTTGAGCATATGGAGAATAGGAGAATCGAACTCCTAATAAGTGCTTGCAAAGCACCCGTTATACCGTTTAACTAATTCCCCAGAAAAGACGGCATCAAAGTTTGCCGCCAACAACACCATCATTCATAACACGATTACTTTCTTCATTCCATCCTTCTTGCTCTCCTTTTAAATAAAATCGAGTCATATGAATACATTCTTCTTTTGTGAGAGATGTTATTAGTGGTCTGCTATCTTTCGAAACGCTAATCCAAAGACCAAATCGCTCTTCAATAAAGAAGCAATCATCATACATTACAATTTCAGGTTCATTCATTTTCAGTTTTTTTATTAAATCCAAATGGTGCAAGTTTATCATCAACTCGCTTTTTCATTACAAGAGCTGCGAGTGATTCCATAACTTTAAGAATATCTTCTGGTTTTGCACCTTCACCAATATTCTGCGAAACGTAATCATATTTACGCCAGAACTCTTCGCCTACTTCTTTGTATTCTTCAACTGTAATTGGTTTCATTTTCCGCTAGTATCATAGTTCATTTTATCATCTTGTGCCTTCAATCGACGCATATCTTCATGAAGACGACTGGTGGCATTTGTTTGAACGGTTTCGTGCAATCGTTTCAGTGCTTCGATGGTTTCAGGAGTTTCTTCCCAAGTCCATACTTCACCACCTTTACCAGTAAATTCTCTTTTAGTCATATGGCATCATTAATAGTGTATTTGTTTTTTCGCAATCCATATCGTTTAATGTGTTTGGTTCTATGATCTTCTGTTTGGAAGTGACAAACTCGTTTATCTTTTCCATCCATATATTCTAAACGATATGGAAATGTAGGAAATGGATGGAGATCTTCGTTTGATTTTTTTGGCATTAATTAGCGATCATCGGCAGCACGATTTTCGGAGAAGTAAATATCAAAAGTGCCTTCTGGATAACGCTTACCCAGTTTCTTAACATTACCTGCGATTACATCATCAAAAGAAACTTCGAGTGCCATACATGCTTGAGCAACATACCACATCACATCTCCCAATTCAATAATCAGGTGCTCACGATTATCTTCATTCCAAGGTTTACCTTGGAAAATCATCTTCTTGACAATCTCCATAAACTCACCACCTTCGGCATTGATACCAACGGCAGATGTCAGGAGACGCTCAATGTTAGCACCTTTTTCATCAAGTTCGACCATGCGGTCGGCAAGAGCAACAAAGTCTTTGGAGGCATCGGAGGTGACGGCATCCACAAACTCGGTGTATCGCTCAAATTGAATATGTTTTTGTTCAGTCATTTTTATACTTCAAAAGGTTGTTGTTTGTTTTCATTTAGTTGTGGACTTTCGACATTCCATGAACCACCGACACCACCATCCATATTTACAATAATATCTTTGGTAGGCAATTCAAGTTTAGAAGTTTCTACATCAATAGTTCGATTCCATTCAAGTCGGTTGGTCTTATAAGTGCCCTTACGCAACTCTGCCAACCATTTGGCATCATTTTCTCCACCACAATCGGCAAATTTGTTGCCTTTTTTGTCATAAACTGTATAGTAAATCAAAACTTGAATCCTTCAAATGATTTCTTAGGTTTCTCCTCGTAATTATACTCCTCTTCCTGACCAGAGTCAAGTATGTCGTTCTGCGCTCTTTGCTCACAATCATAAAGTCTCATCTTGGCACGATCAACACCAACAATAAATCGCTTGTTCATTGTCGGGTCATTGTATCGATTCTTCAACTGCTTCACCATAATTTGTCCAAGTTGTTCAAGCTCATCAGTTGAAATAAGGGCAAACATAAGATCAGCAGTAGCAGGGAGCCCAAAGGATTCACTAGTGTCAGTGATATCAACATCGCTGCTAGAATAACCAGAACGAGTGGTCTGGGTGGCAGATACGATAGGGACTTCTTTCTCGACAGCCAATCCTCTAAGTTCTTCAGCAATAGCCTTGATATAGCTATATGAATTGATAGAAACGCCTGACTTATAGCGGGAGGAAGCACATATATTAAGGTAATCAATGAAAATAATATCAGGCTTAAATGACTTCTTAAGTGCAAGTTCATTAAGCAGTGCTTTAAAATGTCCACTATGTGCCGATGCTGTCGGATACTCTTTAATTATAAGTGTTCCTTGAGTCTTCTTTGAAAGACTAGTTACCTTGTTTTCAAATGTTGACTTTGGCAAATCAGTCAGATTTTGAATAGGAACATTTAATAAGTTTGCGTCAATTCGTTCAGCAATTTTTTCTTCTGCCATCTCCATTGTAATATAGAGAACGTTCCGTCCTTGGAGCAACACGGAGCTAGCAACATGGCACATGAATAGAGACTTGCCGACGCCTGTACCAGCGAGCGCGATGTTAAGAGTCTTAGGAGGTAAACCGCCTTTGGTAATTTTGTTGAAATATTCGAGATCGAACTCAATTTTTTCTTCCTTCCGATGATAGTAATCATACCTTTCCTGATAGTTTTCTAAGTAGTCATGACCGATATTATTATCAAAAGACACTGCTAGAGCGTCTGACAAAATACTTGGAATTGCATCACGGTTCTTGTTCTCATCATTACCATCAGCAATACCAATGGCTTCCATGAGAGCAAGATAAATGGCTCGGTCACGACACCATTTCTCTGTTGTATCCAGCAACCACTGATAATCTACTGGCGCATCATGAAGAGAATCTACAATGTCACGAACTTCTTTTACTTCTGTTTCCGTAAAATCTATACGATTTTCAAGTTCAATTGTTAATGCCTCTTTTGTTATTGAAGAATTATATTTAACAATAAAATGAACAATTTCTTGAAAAATTACCTTTTCAGATCTTTGCTCAAAATAATCTGGTTGAATAAATGGAATTACTTTTCGCGCATAATTTTCATTAAAAACAAGATTTCTTAAAATAGTTAACTCCAGACGTTCCATTACTTATAGTGAAGATAGGTGCTCATAATATACTTTGAATTGCTAATCGGAGGTTCTCCACGATGAGGGAACATCCAAAGAGGTGGAAAAACTAAAAGATTTCCTTGTTTTGGTTGATATTCAAAATCTCCAAAAACTGTTTTACCTCCAGATTCTACATCATTAAGATAAAACATAAAAGAAACATACCTCTTAGCAGATTCATGATCCATAATATCTACATGGGTATCGAATAAGTCTTTTCCATCATTATTATATTTCTTGATTCTAAATTGCTCAAGAGAATGCTCACGTGGAAAAACGTTATTCATTGGATTATTAGAATCTAATGAATTTGATAAAATAGTCCGATAATATATGTCACGATATTCTATTACAGTTTTAACAATTGAATCATGCAAAGATTTTACATCATCTCCCAAAGATTCCAAATTACTTGTTAAATTAACTTGAGTAAAATTTGGTCTATTATAATTCTTTTGCACTCTTTCTTGATATTTTTGATTATTTTCAAATATATCAATTAAAGATTCACATTGTTGTTGATTCAATGCATATTCATATACATGTATAAAATTATTAAGATTTGCCATAACTAAATTCCTCCTGTGCAATTTCATTAAGTTTCTGCATTACTTCCTCAGTAAAATATTCCTTAGGTTCTTTTAGAATCTGTTTTGCATAAACTTTCTTACCATTCATTTCATAACGCCCAGCAACATTCTTCCAAAGCCCTCCGAGTTCACCCAACTCCAGAAGACCATAATATCGATCAAGCCCACGCTCATCATAATAGAGGCGTATCTCAACATCTTTATTCTCCTTACTCAAACGCGACTTAGCAGTCTTTGCCTTGATAATGTTTCCGACAATTTCTGTTCCATCTTTTTCTTTTTTCTTGCTGAGATATATGATGGTGCTGGCAGCATATTTAAGACCAGAACCACCGCCCATCTCTTTAGTAGGAACATAAGAACCGATGACATCATATGTGTGGTTTGTCACAATCATAGGAATATTAGCCTGTCCCAACTTCAATGTCAACATCCTGAAGGCACCTTTGATAAGTTGAGATTTCGTCATGTCACGAACCTGCTTATCGTTCAGGGCATCAGTGATTTCCTTTTCAGTTGAGAGCATTCCCAATGAGTCTAACACAAACATACAAGGTTTGCGCTCCTCTACAGGTTTTTTTAGGTATATGTCTACTGCCTTAAGTGCCTTACTGCGAAACTCTTCTACTGTGACAACATTAACCACGACAAACCGTGATGTGTCAATGCCTCTTGAGTCCAAGAGTGACTTAGTAATGGCAGCCTCAGTATCAAAGTAGAGACAATAACCATCGGGGTTAGAATCAAGAAAATTCTTAACAACGGCGAGACTGAAGAAAGTCTTTCCAGTAGAAGACTCTCCAGCAATAGCAGTAATCTTATTGCTAGAGACACCCCCAAATATAGAACCTGAAACCAATGCATTAAAAACATACGAACCCGTATCAACATAAGTTTCAGTTTCATTAATTTCAGAAGCAAGTTGTGTGTATTCACCGCCAATCTCTTTTACAATATCTTTTAAAAAATCCATTATGAGAAAAAATCCTCCAGACTAATACTTTTTTCCACAGACCATCCAATAGCATCAAGAATTGATTTAAGTGGTTCAACAAAACTTTTCTCAAATTGTAAATCATAATCAATATATCTGTCAAGACCAAGTTCTGTAGGAAAGTCTTGAATGAAAGAAATAATATTCTCCTGAATAATATTTGGTTTTTTCAGATATAAGAACTTAATTTTTTCACCATTGGTAATAAGTGAATATTTATTCGTTAGTTTTTTCTCCTTAATATAGTGATTAAAAAGAAGTGCTCCACGAATATGAATAGGAGTTCCTTTTGAATAAATGTCAGCGTGAGAATGATACTTTTTCACATCAGAAGCAGATCGTGGAAAAGCAATTTGTTCTGGTGGCAATTTTTTAAACTCAGATCGACATTTATCAATAAAATCAATCACATCATCTTCATTTCCACTCATCATTAATTTAAGACCATCTTTAATCATCTTACGACAAGGAGCCGGTGTCGATGATTTGACTGCCTCAATACCCATCATCTTGAGTTTTGGTTCGGTGTATTGAACACCCTCGCTATTCCATACGTTGAGAATATAACGCTTCTTTGCAGTCCAGATACCACGTTCAGCAATGTTCTCACGTTTCATTTGCATCTTTTGATCATACGCCGATACGTAATCTGCAAGTTTCTGGTATGAACGTTCGATAAAAGGTTCCAGTTTTTCTTGGCAGATCTTGTCAAGTATCCCCACAATTGCTGTTTTGTCGCCAGACTTATTAGCAAAAAATTTACTAACAAGAGGTCCAAGGTTAAGATAGATGCTGTCAGTGTCGGATGCGATAACATAATCGACTTCCTCCGTTTGCAAAAGTTTATTTAGGTATTCATTCATACGGTTTTCGATCCAACGGATCGAAACTTGACCTGAGAGAGTGATTGCTTCAGCATTTGCAAGTTTATAATACCTAAAATACTGATTACCAATCGCACCGTAAGCAGAGTTAAGTTGAATCTTTCTTGCCATTTGGATGTTATTGCAGCGGGCGATTTCTTTTTCCAGTGCCTTCGTTGGAGTTTTTTCATAATCTTGTTTTGCTTTCAACATCTTCTTTTTGAAGATCTTTCTTTCATTATAAATCCTCTCCATCAATTCTGGAAGAAAACCACGAACATCTTTACGATACATAGCACCATTGGCACATACCGCATAATCTTTATACATCTCAAATGTTATCTCCTCATTGAGGATTCGATCAACACTCGCACGGGGATGTCTTTCATCAAGAAGAGTCTCTGGTGAGATATTATATTGCATAATGAGATGAGGATAGAGAGAGTTAAGGTCAAAAGACACCACCCAGTCATACTTTCCAGGAATCGGTTCCTTAACATATGCGCCCGCGTATTTTTCACTTTTAGAAGAAGTTTCTTTTGGTGGAATAACAATATTCCTTTTCTTCAAATAATTATAAATGATTGCATCCCACATCCTTACTTGATAGAAGACATCATTATAGTTTACCTTAGCATCATACGCCATAGTAATAGCAAGTTCGATGAGTTTCATCTTGTCTTCCATCCGGTCAACAAGTTCCACGTCAATGATATTGTATTCTACAAACTTTTGCCACCCATTAGTATAGAAGTCTTTGAAAGTATCAAACTCGGAGTGATCCAGTTTCTTCTGCCCAAGTTCTACACTTGCAATGTAATCCAAACGATAGGATTCCTGCGCTTTATAAGTGAACTTCTTATATAAGTTGAGATAGTCAAGCTGAGTAATGCCACCAACATCATAAGAAATTTGTTTACGACCCATAATAATTGTCTCACGTTCAGTCACCAATCCCCATGGTGACATACGTTTCATCAACTTTTCGCCAAGTACACGATCAATACGACGAACCAAATATGGAATATCATACAGTTCGCTGTTCCAACCAGTAACAACTTCTGGAGTATTTTCTTCAATCATCCACCAGTTAATAAAGTCACTCAGAAGTTCATACTCAGTTCTAAAACCTTTGTAGATAACATTCTGCTGCTTATTATTAAAAGAACCTCTACCCCATGTACGAATCTGTTTTGTAGCATAATCTTGCACTGTAATCAAAAGCACTTCTTCTGCAGCAGATTCTACATCAGGGAATCCATTCTCCGATGCAACCTCAATATCAAGAGTCGAAATATTAATTTTATTTGTATCAAACTTGATTTCTTCTTCAGGATACTTATCAGAAATATACTGATAAATGTATCGATCATTTCCGTAAATACTAAAGTTCTCTACACCTTCATATTTTTTGATAAATTCTCTACAATCACGAACAGATCCAGGATTTACTGCTTCTACATATTCACCATTAAGAGTTTTATATGTTGTTTTCCTTTTCGAAGGCACAAAAAGAGTCGGGTCAAACTTTTCTCGTGTCATAAAATGTTTACCATTTTCATAACCACGAACCAAAAAGTGATCCCCGACCATCTGAACATTAGTATAAAATTTCATTAGGTAGTTAGTTCAAGATACTTTTTTACAATTTTTTCTGTTGGATCAACAATAGTAAGAATACTATCAGAATGAATCATCATTTCTTTTTGATCAGTAACTTCTGGCCAAGGAGTCAAATTTCCTTCAACATCAATCTGATACGGATTAATAAGTTTACAATCTGGTTCACCCAATTCAGATCCAACCTCAATAATTTCCGTAACAATTACATTGTCAACTTTCAGTAAAAGACACTTCACTACTTTTTCCATTTACTTTTTCCTCATACATTTTTTCGATAGTTTCAATAGGATCTAAAATAGTCACGATCCAATCCGGAGAAACTGGAATTTTTTCATCTTTAGCAAGAACAATCCAAGAAGTCAACGAAACTTCAAGGTCACCACTTTTTGGTTGCTCAGGTTCTTCTAGCAACATAAAAGATCTTCTGACTTCAATTACTTGTGGTTTTGTAAAAAGATATCCACATACTTTGTCATCAGAAACAAGTTCTTTAACATCAGAAACAATGGTTTCTCCAGATTTTAGGAGAGCAAGTTTAATTGACATAACACTATAGTTCCTCCATATATTATAGCATAAAAAAAAGGGGACGTTGCTGGATTGTGCCAGTATCCCCTCTGTCATGCGACGACGACCTTCTATTTAGAGATAATCTTTACGTGCATGATGTTCTGGAACAATTTTACCTAGTGTTATGACGAGGAGTCCGTCTTCGAAGGTGACTTCCTTAACTTCTGTGTCGTCGGATAGAGTCCATGCTCGTTTAAAACTTCTGCTAGCCACTCCCTTGTGGACATATGTCCTGTCCGTTTCAGTATCTTCTTTTTGTCCTTCGACAAAAAGTTTTCCATACTCTGTGAACGCATTTACTTCTCCTTTCTTAAATCCTGCGAGTGCGATTTCTAATCTAGACTCAACATTATTTACCTGAATAAGATTGTATGGAGGATAATTCTTTGAAGTTTCGTGTAGATTAAACAGACGATCGAAATATTCATCCATTCCAATAGAATTGCGCGTGATTCTTTCCATCAACTCAGGAAGATCCGCAGCATTATACCTTGTAAGGTTGTTCATTATTGTAGCTCCTTAAAAAAGCGAGTTTGTGTTTTGTGGACCCCGAAGGCATCCATAGTATATATTAACACAAAGCATAAAAAAGGAGGGTCGGAAACCCCCACTTTTTATTACGGGTATTACGTCATGAAAACTAACAAAAGTTTTACGAGTTGAATACCAACTGATTTTTATGAGTATTAGTTCATGAAAACTAACAAGAGTTTTAACTACTGAATACTAACTAAAAGATTTGAAGATGGTTGAGTATTAGAGACTGAAAACTAATAGAGTTTTATCCGTTGAATACTAACGAAGTCCATCCTCAACAATCATTTCACGAAGCACATACCATATTTCTTGAGTTTTTTTATCTACTACAGATCTTTCCGTTTTAAAGAAATTGTATTCAGTATCATCAGCACCAATAGACAAAGATTTTCCTTCAAAATTAGAAACTCCTGGTCTCATATGCTGCTTATAATTAGATGATGCTACTCCCTGTTTTTCATGGAATGGTTTGCATCCAAAATAGTTTTCTTTACACCACTTCCAAAGCACATTCATTTTTTTGCCTTCATACTTATGCCCAGGAGGAAATCCCCTCTTACGGAGTTCTCCATTAGGACGAAGAATAGATGCTACTACAGTGTAAAGACGACTTACTGATTGAATTGCATTCAGTTCTCCACTCTTACTCTTACTCTTACTATAATAAAGTCCGGATGCCTGCATCAACTCTTCTCCAGTAAAAGTAGAAACTGAATCCAAATCAAAGATACCATCTCCCATCAAACGACTAGCAAGTTCATACTTTTGATTTTTAATAAATTGAGTTACTGCATCATCGTCACCATAATCATAATAATCATCAAAACCATAACCTTGTGTTCTGGCAATATTAAGATCTAGATTACATTCTTGTACAAAATCAAACTTATGCTGATTTTGTTCTTGATATTCTTCTTGAGTGATTGGTTTAAATTTTTTTAATCTCTTAAATGCTTCTTTATCCCTTTTTAAAAATTTGGCAATTGATCGAATATCTGCTTCATCAGTAGATATTCCATACTCATCCATAAAAGTTTTATTAGTTTTACGATGCTTTGGGTCGTATCCCGCAAGTTTCCTTACAATAGGCGTTTTCTTTTGTGGAAATAGAAGTATTGTAATTTGACGTTCTTCTGCATTCTCATACAGTGTAACCAATTCGTGGATAAAAAATGCATGAGCAAGACTCAATCCACCCTCCACTCTCTCACGGAGGTGAGCATCTTCAATTACAATAACATCTCCAGATTCAAATCCGTCAATATCAAGATTAATTAAACGATCTTGAGGCAGTTTTAAATAAGGAATGTCTCTATTACTATCATAAATGTGGACTTTTCCTTGTCCTACGTCTGCTGTAAAAAGATTCATTTTTTCAATAAAATAGGGTATACAAATAAGTAGTACTGAAAACCAACTAGAGTTTTAGTTTCTTCGGTAAGTATTATGGGATGAATACTAACGAGAGTATTGCAACGTGAATACTAATTGACCCGAAGACTGATATTATAAATCTAAATCAGTCTTCTGTCAACCTGTCTGATGAGTATTAATTCCTGAAAACTTACAAGAGTTTTACTGTGCGAATACTGACTAATTCAGACTCAGATATTATATCAAATAAAAAAGGAGGTGTCAATTACCTCCTAAGACTTATTCAGTTTCTTCTGTTCGTTTCTTCTTTGATCCAATATTATATTTGGTCTCAAGAATCCATTCTCCCTTATCCTTATAAGCAAGAACCTTAATCTGGTTTAGTGGCGCAATATTTTGAATTTTTTCAACATCTACAATATCAATCAATCCCCAATCAGCAAGTAACTGAGCAATTCGATTGCGACGTTGAACATCATTTACAGTAAGATTTGCATGTTTTCCATCAAGTGCAAATAGTTCCTTAAAATGCACTAGAAAATATCTACCTTGCTTGTGTAAAATATGACAACTTTGGTAGATTTTTTTCTCCTTCCTAGATGCAACCCCGATGCGAGTCAAAGTTTCACGCACTTTCAAAAAGTCATCAGGTTCATTAAGAATTACCTCAACCATCTGTTCAGGTGACCATTTTACTTCAGGTTCTCTGACAACACTCATTTCGATCCTCCAGTTTCAAATTTTGATTTAATGAAATTAATTTGTTCTTGTGTAAGAATTTTCAAAGCTTGTTTTGCCTTTTCATTACTATATCCATAATAACGTTTGACATAATCAAGGTCTTTGACATTATCTTGTCGGAGCCAGGGAGAAAATCTCTTCTTTTTCCTCACAATATTTATAAAGAAATCATATTGAAGTTTCTTTGGAAGAAAGTGATACTTATTCATCTCATTGGCAAACATCAAAGTATCGATGTGCCCAGAGAAACAACGGTTCACGATATAAGGAGGATATTCCTTCTCAAGTGAACGATCTTCATCAATCAGATGTTTCTTTGTCTGATTGATGCTGTTCAACCAATCCTTCAATTCCATAATTAAAAAGCAGTAGTTCTTTACGTTGTTTTTGGTCACGCATATATTCACCAACCGATCTCATCGTATATGTGAGATCAAACTCGGCAGCATTCCAATCTTTAAAACGATCTTTCACAAGTTGATCTGAATTATAACTTACAAGCATTTTACTCTCGTGTGATGAGCAATCTTTGGCAAACTTATCATGATCAAATCTCTTGTGCATATCACCTTTCTTACCATAAAGATTGTCTTTAATATCATATGGGGGATCCAGATAAGTAAAGACATCTTTATCATTCGTGAGCATATTTTCATATGACTCATTAGTAATATGCCATCTCTGAATTAGTTCAGAATATCCAGTAAGTTTAGAAATACCACGAAGAGAAAAGTTACTTACTGATGCCTTTGGAGAAAATGAAGAACTTTCTGTCAGTCCACTAAATGAGCACTTGTTTACAATATAAAATGCTACGGCACGATCAATATTACACTTAGTTCTATCATTTACCCATTCTTTGGCATTTATAAACAACTCTTTTGCCGATTCTGGATTAGCATGAGTTGATTTATAATCAACTAAAAGACCCTGAAGTTCTTCTCCATTCTCTTGAAGTTGAATCCAAAAATTTACAAGTGGTTCATATAAGTCATTTACCCAAATACGAATTCGGGGATACATCTTGGTGATATGAATTGCCATACTACCGCCACCAAGAAATGGTTCACGATACTGTTTATAATCACGCAAATCGGGAACAAACTTCCCGATTTTTACACATGCACGGGATTTTCCGCCAGGATATCTGAGACAGGTTTTAAGAGACTTCATAATCAATAGGATGATACTTCAAATATTCAAGGAAAGTCATTTTCATTTCCTTTTCAGTCATACCACAATGCTTTGCAGCAGCAGGTAAATTCATTTTAGCACGATATAGTGCTTCATTTGCCTCCTGCACATTCTGCGGAGTTGTTTTTATTTTATTTTCAAATAAAGAGTTTTTATCAATCTTATAGAGACTCATTAGATTGCCTCCATAAGAGTAATCACTAGTCCAGTAAGACGATTAACACTTCCAGACATTTGTCGGTATCCACTACCAACATATATTTGTCCACCTACAACAGCGACAGCAATTATACCCCAAAAAATATAATACCATCTAGATTTGAGTTGATGACTTTTATTTTTCATTTGAATTCACACTCCACATCTAATTTTAATATAATCAAAAACTTTTTGAGGAACATTAATATTTAATGCTTCCTCAAACCCTTTAAATCCTGGGGATGAGTTTGCTTCACATATTTTGTATCCGTCATTATGAAATAGTAAATCAACACCAGCAATGTCAAGGTCAAGAACTTTTGCAACTTGAATGGCAAGCATTTCCATTTCGTCGTCCACATCGTAAGATTCCCCTTTACCTCCACGGGAAATATTGGCTTTAAACGAACCGTCTGTAGAAGTGCGTTGCATGGCACCGACAACTCTACCCCCAATTACGATGACACGAAGATCTCTTCCCTCAGATTCTCTAATATACTCCTGAATAATCATAGAGTTTTTAGAATCCAAAGAAGAAATAAGTTCTGACAAATCCTCAAACTGTTTGGCATTCTCACAAAGATAAACACCAGCACCATGAGACCCTGTTACTACTTTCAGAACGCAAGGGAATCCAACTTGTTTCTCAACAGTCTCTGCTTTACAGGGAAACCTCGTAAGCATTGTTTTAGGAATAGGAAGTCCTGCTTGAGCCAAAATTTGACTAGCATACATCTTATCCTTTGATGCTTCTATTGATTGACTGTTTGGTAGAGTCAGAACATTCAGTCTTTCAAACTGTCTGAGAACACTGAGATTAAAATACCCAGTACCAGAGCCAGTACGAGCCAGTAAGCACTCAGGGAGAGAAACAATATCATTGCGATATCGAATTGATTTGCGGTCATCTCTAGAAACGATAAGATCGATTTCGTCTGCGAAGACTAAATTAAAATCGATACCATATTTATCTGCTTCTTCAATAAATCTTTCACGTTCATACATCTCAGTTGTGAGACGATTGCCAAGCATCCAGAGTTTCATCTCAAATCAGTAATAATTTTAGTAAGTGTGATCACAATAACAAAGGATAAAACAACTACTACATCCCAGTATTTGTTTCTGATAGTAAACGGCAACGAACAGAAATTGCTACCAAGTGCAAGACAAGCACCAATAAAACTGTCAATGTAGTAAGTAAAGATGTAAGAAGTAATAATGCCAATAGATGCCAACACCCTTAAGGATGTAATGTATTGGTCAGCAGTCCGTGCTCTCATTTGAACTCACATTCAACCATTAGTTCAGTCATACAAGCAAGCATATTTATCTCCTGGTCTGCGACAAATGCTCCTTGATACTGATACTTAGCGAGAACAAGCACAGCAGCAGGAATACTACCAGGAACCAGCGAGTCGTAAAGAGAATCATACACACGCCGGAGAAGTACGCTAGTATCATTGTCCAGATTAGAAACGATCCACTTACGTACTTCCGGAAAGTTCTTTTCTTTGAGACTTTTAATGAGATCATTTACCGCGACATCCGAAAAGGTTGCAAGAATCCCCGAATCAATTTTACCACCCACAGAGTATCTTTGACACTCGTTGAGAACTCGTCGCCAATCGGGGAAGTGTTTGTTGATGAGTTCAATGAGTACTTTGTTATCATACTCAATTCGTTCTGCGTCAAGAATGTCTTTGAGTCGCTTGAAGAAAAGAGCTGCAATGGATTGTCGCTCTTTTCCTTTGATTCCAAACTCAACGACGGCACAACGGGAATGAAGTGGTTCGAGGATTTTGTTTTTATAGTTGCAGGTAAAGATGAATCGACAGTTACCAGCAAACTCCTCAATAAAAGCCCGTAGGAGGAGTTGTACATCATTGGAGGTGTTATCTGCCTCATCAATGATGATGACTTTGTGTTTAGCAGTTGCCGTAAGCGAGACGGTCGAAGCGAAGTTCTTCGCATTGTTTCGGACAGTATCGAGGAATCTACCCTCGTCGGATCCATTGATGACATAAACATCTACTCCAAGTTCATTGCAAAGTGCCTTTGCTACTGTGGTCTTACCAATACCAGGAGGTCCCGCAAGTAGCATGTTTGGGATCTCACCTTTATCTAGGAAACTTTGAAAGGTCTTCTTTGTTGCCTCAGGTAAAATACATTCTTCAATTGTCTTTGGGGCATACTTTGCCACCCACAAAAAATCATTATTCATAATCAAATCCAATCAGGTTTACGCTCAGGAAGACGAAGGTAATTATCGCATACCCAAGGTTTAGATGCAATATACATCTTATAAGCATCAAAGGTTGAGATGCTTGTATCAAGTTTATATTCGTCAGGCATAGCCCGTGCGAATAATGTGTGAGCATTTAGTTTTGCTTTTGGAAAGATTTTATCTGCTTCCACAAGAGTTAGAAAGCAGGAATGCACTTTACCGTATCGTGCTGCATATTCTTCACACAGAGCAAAACCATGTTGTAGTAACCAACGGGCATTTGCCACAGTCTCATTTGCCCAGATGGTGCAGGGATGATTGCGAAAGGCACCTTTCTCCGTAGCATAAGGTGTGCCGTCTGCCTTGGGAAGAGTGCCGTATCCGTGCCCCCATTTGTCGGATGCCACGATGGAAAGCATCTGACAGGTCTCTAGGGGCATCTTGACGATGTGCTTGTCTGGGAGCACTTGGGCCGACTTGTAGGGGCACTCATCAGTTACAAAGATGTTCATTCTAAAGGTCTCACAAACTCATTGACGACTATATCTGAAGCATTTAATTCTGCTTTCATATATTCTACGGCAGACATTGGATTTGTGTGATCACCGCAAGTAAAAACGTCACATACTGCCATACCTTTCTCTGGCCAGGTGTGAATACTAATATGACTCTCAGCAAGAAGAGCAATAGCAGTCACTCCTTGAGGGGCAAATTTATGAGAATGTAAAGCAATCAGTGTAGAATTTGCCCACTTTGATGCCTGATATAGAATATCCCTGATAAACCCCTCATCATCTAATTCATCACCAATGCAACCTTTAAGAGTAAAAAGGATATGTTTCATCAACCAAAAGTGGAATCAGGTTCAAGAGCAATATAATATTTGAGATTATATGCTTCATTGGTAAATTGAGATAAGAGTTTGGATGAGACTACCACATCATAGGCACCAGGAATAATCTTGATGTTTTCTACTTTAAAGTTGAATACAAACTCTTTATCAGTTTCACCGACTACAATAGCATATTCATTCGAAGTATCATTCTTCTTGTCATGAACAACTAGTTTGATAACTCCATTCTCACCAACAGCACAAAAATCTGGGAGTTGATATACTGCTGCTGCCTTGATAAGTTTTT